GGGTTTAGTTGCCATAGTATTTCCTTAGAATATTACTGAAACGCCAGCCAATTTCTTGGCTCCATTGGTTAGTTCTTTGGTTGTTTGACCGCTGATAAAGGTGTTAATTTCAACTGCCTTGTCAATGATCTCTTCCATTGTTGGAAAAGCTGGTGCTAATTCAGCAGCTTCTTTAGTTGTTTTGTTGAGTACTTCCCATGCTGCCAAATTGGCTTCATGCTGTCTGATCATCAGATCTTTAGCAGTGTTAAAAATGGAAAAGCGTAACTCGTATGGGTTATTCATGGTAAATCTCCTGTGTGTTAAATGTGTGTAGTGCCAGTGTTCTATGCAGGCGCGCTGGCATCCTGTGGCTTGATTTACAGCCAGGGTAGGGATAGGAGCGCTTCACAGCTGTCCTATATATAATAATGCAAATTACTGCTTAAATCCGCCCTACATATCGTCTGGCACGATAATCGTTTTCTTGGGCGCGGAGGGAGGGGTTTTGCCCCCATGCTCCTTACGATACCGCAAGGCATCGTTTAATATCATTTTGGTCATAGCTAAAGCCTTTTCTTGATGCTCTAACTCCATTTGTTCTGAAGTTTTCTTGGCTTTGCGTTCTACTTCCTGGATGATATTATTACTTATACCGGCGTTTTTAAGCAGTTGCTTTAGATTCATCCATCTTCTCCGTTGCTGACTTGACTGCTTCTACGCTGGTCTTCATGTGGTCTACCTGGGGTCTTACTTGACGTTGTAACAAGTCAATATGTTTTGCCCAGGTAACTGTTGGTACGCCAAGGGGCTGGTTCATCATATTAATGATCTCATCGACCTGCTCAACAGTGTATTCAATGTTTACTACAAAAGATCCTATATTCATTTTTTTGCTTTCTTTTTTGGGGCTGGAAAATCAAACAATTTTTCTCTGGCTGCTAGTTTCACGGGATCTTTGCAATAATGATCCAATTCAAACTTTTGACAGTAAGTATCCATCAAGGCTTCCATGCGCATATCATGGAGCACTTTAAGGCCCCATAATGCATTGCCAACTTCGTCCTCAGTCATTGGTTTTGGGTGATCGCCATGATGTTTATACAACAACTCAATATCATCAGCAGTTTGCCATGCCACCATAATGGCAGATTCTAAATCAATACGGGTATCTGGGTTCATCTTTTATTCATCCTTTTCTTTGCTTTTTTAAGTTCAACTTCAAAATCTACGCTAAACCAGGAGCCCACCGTTTTAATTGCAGGCAGCATTTCTTTATACGCTGCAACATCGTCTTCATGGTAAACGGCTTTACTTTTTAGCATTGATTGCATACTGACATAAGAGTCTGCCAGTACGTTTACTACAATTTGATCAGAAAAATCATCATCAATTTCAATAATCATTTGCCACACTCCTCGATATATTTATCTGATTCTATCTTTACGCGTTTGGCAATCTCGCGATCAATGTACCAGCGCGCTTTGCGCAAGTCTTCGATAGCTTCTTGCTTTAAATCACAACGCCAAATATATTTAAGGGCGTTACCCAGGTTAAAGCTCATGTGCTCTGTAACCTGGATACAATCAATCCCCGAAGGGTGACTGGTATAATGTTTAGGATTGTTTACTGGATCCTGCATGTCTCATCTCCTTAAGTTCTTTTTCCATAATCTGTAGCTCTTCAAAGCTGTCGCAAACCCAGATTCCCAAAATATTTTCATAGCGGCTAGTATCGAGATCTTCAACACCAGTAAGCGATTCCATAACATAATTTCCCTTGTATCTGTGTTCTACAATAAAGTGGCTCATAGCTTTAATTCCTGTTTAATAAACTCAATGCCCTTGGCAAAATGATATCGCCAATACTTTTCAGTAACGTTGATATCGCTATAAGAAAGCCCATCTAAAAATGACTCTAAAATAAATTGCTGCTTTGGTGGTAAACTTTCTGCTATTAAACGACGGATATCAGAAATATCCTCCGGTTCCCACGGTAGCCACCCCTCCACCATTTGGGGGTAGCTTTCGTTAACATCATCCTTTTCGATAGGATCAATGTCCTCATCGGACAAACGTGGTGCTGTTGCGTTGATCTTATGTTTGGCTTTTTTTGTCATGACTATATTAATGCAAAATTGAGTGAGTTTAACAGGGCTTCTTGTAAATTTATTTTTCCGTCTAACACGTCAACTACGTGCTCATCAATGCTATTACGCAGCACTAGATGATGTATGATAACCGGTTTTTCTTGCCCTTGGCGGTAAATCCTTGCGTTGGCTTGGATGTAACTTTCTGAGCTCCATGGTAAATCAAACCACACCGTTTGGGCTGTGTCTCCAACGTTGCACTGTAAATTAAGCCCAATACCGCCTGATTGGGGATGGGCAAGGAGCATACGAATCTCGCCACGGCGCCACGCTTCAATGTTGTCATCGTCCAGCACCACAGCTTGCGGGAAACAGTCTTGTATTCTACTGAGGGAATGTTTAAAGTGGTAGAATACGAGTGTAGGGGACGAGGACTCTTCCATGATCGACTCAAGATATTCCAGTTTAGCACCGTGTATATTTTGTGCTTGTCCTTCTTCGTTATAGACCGCTCCCGATGTGAACTGGAGCAGCTTGTTCGCCAGTGCTGCTGCTGTTGGAGCTGTGATCTTTTCTTTCTTGACGTCAACGACCATGTTTTTTCTAAGTTCGTCATACTGTTTCCTTACGTTTTTGTCGATATCAATCTTATGATAAAGCGAAGTACAGCTAGGTAGCTGCAGATAATCCTCAGCCTTAAGACTAAAACAAATATCTGCAATTTTATCTTTAATAATCTGATCTGCATTTGGTTGTAATTTCCAGCTATATACCACCCGTGTATGGCGGTTCATTTGATCGGGCATCATATACTTGTCCCTAAAGCGGGTGAGGGACGTCTCTAAACGGCCTCCAAGATCCAATATACCCACCTGAGACCAGAGATCTCCCATGCCTTGAGGGGTAGGTGTACCCGTAAGAATTAAACGCCTAGAAAAGCCCTTTAAATGCTTCTTAAGTGCCTTGAATCGCTTGGTGCTAGGGTCTTTAAATCGGCTGGATTCATCTATTATTAGATTGCTGAATTTTTGAGCATTCTGTTCCAAGAGCCAAATCAAATTCTCTAAATTCACTATATAGATCTGCGATTTGCTGTTTAAAGCGCTCGACCTTTGCGTCGGTGTCCCCAGTATTTTTGCTATCTTTAAATCTTTCAAGTGTTCCCACTTTTTCGTTTCCGTATCCCACACCGTCTCCGCCACGCGTTTGGGTGCGATAATCAGCGTCGTCCCCTCGAACTGTTCGGCAATAATGGTCAAGGTCGTAATAGTCTTCCCCAGACCTGGAGGCAGGAACAAGCCCATGTTCGGAACTGACTTCGCCTTCTCGATTATTTCCTGTTGATACGGATGGAGTTGGTTTCTTTTTAGCATTTTCTATTCCGTTAATCATTGCTTTAAAAATTGGTAGCATTATTTCTGTTCCATATTCTGATAACGCACAGTTTACCGCCCACAATACAACCCGTGTATTTGTTTCGTTGTATGGTAGGTGCTTATTAATTCTATCTAATGAAGGCGCATCCCAACGCCTTGTTAAATGTTTTGGTGTTGGTTCTAAATTAAAAGGAATGCCTGTGATTTGACAATTTCCTTTAATAAGTTGCTGCTCTACCCAATCAGCGCCTATCTCTAGCTCAACGTTACGTTCTTTAGATCGCCTTTTGGCGTTGCCTATTAACGAAACAGCTCTGCCTCGGGTTGTTCTTTTGTAGTCGTCACTGTATGCCACGGATAAAGTCCTCAACGTCTTCTTTGGAGTGTAGTATGTGAACAGGAAAACCTGCCTCACCTATTTGATCAAACACCAGCTCTTGTCTTGGGCTCAGTTTTCCGGTTGCTGTCTTTAGTTCTACTAGGTGCACTCTTTGGTTTAGGAACACTATTCGGTCCGGCACTCCCGTCACGCTGCTCAGCCATTTGAATGAGAGCCCCGATAACTGCTTGATTCTTTTGTTCAAGTAGCTTTCTATTTCTTTTTCCAATACCGTGCTCATCAATGCCTCGCTTTAATTCTTTATAAACGTACTCAGTTAAGTA